TTTTTTTTTTAACTTAATTTACTAAATTGTTGAGGAGTGAATATAAATATGGTACTACTATTTAAAGAACCCAAAACCTTCCAAACCCCCGATAAAGGGGAATACGTCATCCTACCCGTACAAGTAGACGACATGAAAATCCTATTCAGAATCACCAACGGCAGGGAAAAACTAGAACAAGAAGCCACAACCGCCTTAAAAAAGAAGCTGAAAAAGAAAACCCTCACCAAAGAGGAAAAAAAAGAAATCAACATCAGCGGCGAAGACTTCCTAGATGCCTGCGGAAAAGACATTAAAAAACTCATAGATGTCACCGTCATTAATACTAAAACCGGTGAACCATTACCCCTCAAATATCGTCAACCAGGTAACGTGATGGAACTTATCGGAGAAATAATGGACATAACCAATGTAGATAAAAAATCATCATCTGAGGGGGATGATACCCCTTTAGAACTGAAGAAGACATCATAAAACAAATATTCGCTGGGAAAGCCTACCTCACCCATAAAATGGGAGTAGGACCTGCTGAGGTGGGCCGTTTTTATTACCCTGAGTTTGCGAATTATATATTATATTATAGTAATCCGGAGCAGTTCTTCGGGGGGACTCCTGATGAGGAGGATGCTATGAATAAATTAGCTACGTATCATAGTATTCAGCAGGATATTATACGGAAAGCAGAAGCTAAGAAAAAAGAATCACAGTCTTAGCTATTCTTCTATTTTTTTAGCCTTTTTCTGGAGTGTATATACTTCATAAAACAAGAAGCCGACAGCAGCAGATATTACAATTAATGCGAGTGACATGGGTATATCTTATATTCTTATTCTTATTTAAACCCCCCCTCATGTATTGGAGATAAACAAAATGGTTAAAGGTAACAAAGAACTCGGAATCGGAGTCACAGGCGACATATCCGATATAACCAGTAAACTTGACAAACTCCTCGATAAAATAGGATTAGTCAAAGATAAAACCGTTAATTTAGATGTGGATGTCCTAGATGAGGAACAAGTTACCAACCTTCAGAACAGTATGGATAAATTAACGGATAAAACCGTGAAGATGGACTTAGGGGGTGATGCTGAATCCAAAGTCAAGGACTTAACGGATAAGGTTAATAAGCTTGGAAGCGAAACCGAAACGGTAAAAGTTGATGCGGACATCACTCCTGCTGAGGGTAAAATCAATGAACTACGAGACCAGATAGAAGACTTGAAAGGAGCCGCCGCGGGGATAGTGATCGGAGCGGGGGTCACCGGGTCCATGGAAGGTGCCGCCACACGTGACGAGGCATTTGCACAGATAAGGGCATATATGCCAGAATCAGCGGATGAGGCTGAAAGACTCGCCACAGAGATTTTCAAAGCCACTGGTGCTGATTGGGGGGAAGTAGCGGATGGTTTGGTACAAGTCAAAACACAAACCGGGCTGACTGGGAATGAACTGGAAAGTGTAACTGAAAAAAGTATCCGTTTCAGTAGGATGTTTGATGAAGATGTCCGAGAAGTTGTCAGATCCGCCACTCAATTATCCCAAACATTCGGGATAAGTATGAGCGATGCCTTTGATATTATGACTAAGAGTTTCCAAGCAACGGGGGACCCGGCTGATGACCTCTTGGATACTTTTAATGAGTATGATCAGAACTTCAAGGACATGGGTTACAGTGCCGAGGAGTTCGGAAACATCCTAGCATCTGGCCTTAAGCATGGTGTGATGAACACGGATCAGATGGCTGATGCTATCCGTGAGGCCATGATCCGATTAAAAACCAGCCCGGATGAGGCTAAGAAGGTTTATGACCTTATCGGGGCATCTAGTGAGCAGCAGGCTCGTTGGAATAAGATGCTCCAAGCCGGCGGCGACCAAGCACAACAAGCCTTTGAGGAGATAGTGGGGTCTATTAGTCAGATTGAGGACCCACTGAAACGTCAAGAAGCGAATGTGGCATTGTTTGGGAGTAAGTTTGAGGACCAGGGGGACGGTATTAATCAGGCTATCATGGATAACACTGATTATCTTAATGGTATGGGAACTAGCTTTGACACCACATCCGAGAAGGCCCTGAGCATGGGTGACACTATTAAACAGGCTCTCAGAAGTCTTCCAGGGGGTGAGTGGCTTAGTGGGATCCTGGAAGGGCTTTGGGGTTTTGTAACTAGTGACGTTGGGGAGTTAATCACTGTTGGTATTAGTGGCATACTCGGAGCTATTGGTTCCAAATTACTTGGAGGTGAAGGAGCCAAATCAGCCTTAGATTGGGGTAAAGGAATTGGAGGGAAAATCCTAGAGGGAATCCAGGGTTTGCTTCCTAAGAGTGTTAGTGATCTCATAGGTAAGATATTTAAAGGCGGGGGTAAAGGAGCTGGAGTGGGGATGATCTTCACCAAGGAAGACTTAGTGGGACAGGAAGGCAGCCAAACCCGTACCACATGGGAGGAAGTGTTCAAGGGATGGGGGCTTAGCCAAGAGGATCTTAAAAAGTGGAATGATTCCATGAATAAGGGCCCACTGGAAGATGCTAAGGCCAACACCGCTGCATTAGGCCAATTCATCACTGACAGTGCCTCCACATTATCCGGGGTGACTACTCCTATCACGGATACTCTTAATTGGCTTGGTGAAAGCGTGGAGAAATGGGGGTCTACCGCGTGGGATATGATCACCAACTTTGTTGGGGGCTTAAAGGGGGGCCTCCCAGACTTGGATAAAACCTTAGACACCCTTGAAACTAAGATTCAGGACACCCTTAACTGGTTAATAGAGTTACCGAGTAAGGCTTGGCAGTGGGGATGGGATATAATAGATAGTTGGAAGAGAGGGTTTGGGGAGTCATTGGATGGGGCTAAGGGTTGGATTGAGGATAAACTAAGCTACCTATCCGGCTTATTGGAGGGTCACAGCCCCCCCAAAGAAGGGCCGTTATCAGAGATTGATCAGTGGGGTGTGAATATAGGCCGAAGCTTCGTGGAGGGTATAGGTGAAGGTATCGGAATATCATCAAGTATCCTTAACAGTGCACTTAGTGGTATTAGTGGCGGATTCACGCCGGGAAGTTTTGCTTTGCCCGCAGCCGCCACCACTGGATTAAGTACCGCTGGCTCTACTATCCCAGTCACCATCAACCTCACCTTACCAAGTATGGGTAGTCAGGAGGAAGCGGTTAAAATTGGAACCGCAGCGGGGCAAGCAGCCGGCCAAAGCTTCGCCGAAGTCCTCCGGGGACAAGCCACCAACGCCGGAGTAAGTACAATCAACATGATGAGGTAGAATATTATGGCGTATGATAGTTGGGTAATTGGAGGGGTGACCCCGAATTGGATTGTGGACGTGGATCCGGCCCCTAATAATGTGAACCGCCGGATCACTTTGCATTGTTACGCTGATAGTCAGGTGGATTTGAATGGTGCGGATCCAAGGAGTGAGATAGAACAATTTGAGGCCATGTTATGTGATAGCGTCACGAATACCCCACTCCTCCAGGGCGGCTCCAAATTACAAGTTAAGAATGGGGAAGTCATCACCGTCACCGATGGAATCACCACCTGGAATCGGGCTGCAATAGCTGAGGTGAACTACAACCCCGACTTTTTGAGTCAAGTCCGTATGCCCTATGACATCGTGTTGGAGTTGGAAACCACCGGAGCCGGGGGTAGTGTCGTGTATGTCCCGGATTATGATGACTACTCGAATATTGATTATTATTTCTTTTACACCGCCGGGCCCCCGGAGGACTTTGACACCTACGATGGCAACCCCCTCGTGAAGGGCACGGAGTTAGGGTGGATGCAAATCACCGAACCCCAAAACGTATCCCGTGTGGAGATTTACGGCTGTGGTGATGAATTACCATGTTATGCTGAGGTTAATGGGGAGCGGAAGTATTGGACTTATGGAGAAGCCGAAGACGGTGTGGGGGTGCCACGGTTAGAGAAATTAATCTGGACACTTGACACCCCAACTGATGTCATCACTATTAATAGCAGTGAACATTGGGGAGAGGTTAATCATGGTTTCTACGCGGATTACATCCGATTAACCTACGAATAAAAAGACGAGGAGTGGAATGATTAAATGGCAGTTACGATAAGCACTTACGGGAAATTATGGGATCACATCTTCCAGAAACGTATCGACATCGACACGGATACCTTAAAGGTGGCACTGTTAACGAGTAGTTACACACCCGATTTGGATGCACATGACTACTTTGATGACGTGACCACGTATCAAGTCACCGCCACAGGATACACCAGCGGGGGTGTTGCCTTGGGGAGTGTTACCTGGAGTTATAACAGCAGCACGAATACTTATACCTTCGATGCTGCGGATCCGTCCTGGACTATCACCGGGTCCTGCACTGCTAGGTATGCGGTTGTCTATGACAGCACACCTGCCACTGATGCCACCCGGCCATTAATGTTCCTGATAGATTTGGGTGAGGATAAGACCGCCACCGATGGAACCTTTAAACTTACTCTTAATGCGAATGGTTTATTCACCGCAACATAATACCGGGGGTTTTATTTAGTGACTGATGTAGATGAAACCATACCACTAGCCACCCTAACCATTACACCCCAAACTCCAGGAGTCACAGCAGGGACAGGAACAGTGAACACCGTCCCCCTGGCCACGTTAAGTATCACCCCTAATGCTCCGGGTTTCCAGCGGTATCCCCTCTTTGAGGTACTGGATAATAACGGCAACCGGATCGACACGGTAACCTTCGAGAACCTATCTGCAGGGGATGAGAGTGATGTTCAAGTCTTAACTCTGGTCAACAATAGTGGGAGTAGTGTGGATGTTACCCTTACCGCCACCATCGGTGAGAGTGGCACTTTAACAGAAACCGCTACATCCACGTTATTATCAGAAGATGACCTGGATTATGTCTTCACCACAGACACTTACACTGTCCCTGCCAACTCTTCCCTTCCCGTTTATATTAAATGGAGACCACCAAGTACCAGCCGACCAGGCCCCAAAACATGGAATCTCGAACCATCTGGGGACATATCTGTATTAGGTTGGGATTATATCTCCACCTTCACAGTAACCAGCAACCACACCACCGATGAATACAACGTCAACATCCAAGTAACCATCCCCTACGAAGCGGGTAAGATGCAAACAGACTTTGATGACATACGATTCTATGAAAACGACTATCCCCTCCTTTATCAATTGCTTTATAAAACCGACAGCACATCCGCCACGTTCCTCGTCCAATTACCTACTCTAAGTGCCACCACACCCTCAAATATCACGGTTTACAGTGGGAATAATAGTGCATCCTCTGAAGGGGTTACCAGCCTAGGAGTATATGATGGCTTTGACGACTCCGCCCTAGATACAAGTTTATGGACTTGGATCCGTGAAAGCAGTGGGAACTGGGATGAAGGCACCACCACCGCGGGAAAGTTGAATATAAAAACCCTCAACAAGGAAATATGGGGATCAACCAACACAGCCCCAGTCCTGCGAGGCAACACCCCATTACCTACTAATTGTGAATTATACTGTTATCTAACGTTAAATCCCACAGCAAATTACCAACGTGGGTGTTTAATGGTATATGGAGATGATGGTAATTACACCGGAATTGGATACAAATATGATAATGGTAAAAAGGTGTGGGCTGTTAAAGAGGTGGCAGGATCCCCTACTCAGTATATGAACGCAGCGGATGTTTCTTCCTTGCAGGTTAAGATTAAAAAAATTGGAGAGGTCTATTATCTATATTATGATATTGGAGCAGGGTATGTCTTATACCAAACCCTCACCTTATCCCTTGGCTCTACTTTATACCCTGCATTGATAAGTGAAAGCTGGAGTAATGACGGGGGAAGTATTAATGTTTTTTATGATGATTTCATCCTTATACAAAATCCCCCAACTGAAGACCCTACAATTTCAGAGTTGGATGAATGGAGTGTTCATACATCCTTACTCAGTTTAACTGGAGGAGTGGTGTATACTATTCCTGATCTCCCGGAACTTGACATGAGTAATCATTACATTGTGAATGTGGGTGGTGTTAATTATGAGTAATTCTACGGATGTAATAACACAATTCACTTTATCTAAACGGATTGGAGAACCAGCCACCAACTTCTCGGTGACTTTTGCTAATCCATTAAGTCCAGACAGTTACGCCACGGGGGAGGAGTTTGAACTCAAAATAAGGAACCCCGCATCAAAGGAGGATTACACCCGATTCACAGGAATAGTGGAAAGTATTGACCGGGACGATAACGATAACAATAAAATCTATGGACTGAGTGGCCGGGATAAAGGCCGACTACTACTACGACAACCTTTCACCCACACCTGCACATTAACCGGCACCGATTACACCGTGGAAGAGATTATTGACCTCATCCTTGCGAATACGGGGATTACACGTGGTGATGGCCAGACAGTCCTGGGAGAGTTGGATTAATATGGCCGGGTTCTCATGGGTTGGGACTAGTAAGTTCCGGGACACCAGTGGCGACCAAGCCACACCCTCAACAAGTGATGGGGTGAATACTTGGTGTGGCCGCTGGGAGAATAAGGTTGATGCCATCAAATCATTATTCAATTGGTACAAGCGTAAAAGTAACAAGACTATCCGGTGGTACATTGACATCAACGGGAAGTTCCGATGGTTTGAGGTCGGACCCCGCCTTGGCCGGGAGGTTATATTCGGGGATGACCTCCGGGTAATATCCTTTAATGTCCAGGAAGATGCTACTAATATCGTTAATGACATGACCGGGACCTATGGTGATAGTGAAACCGGGGGCACTGTCCACTTAACTAATAATGCCAGCATCGCTAAGTACGGATTATGTATAGATGATACGATTAGTGACGGGAACATGGATGCTGCGGAGATGACGGCTTATCTTCAATGGCAACTTGATAATAAATCGGTCCCGATCTACTCCGCCACCCTTACCATGATTGGTTACCAGGATATGGAACCCGGCCTCCAAGTCCAGTTCCCAGATGACCCCTACTACGATGATAAAATATTCACCGTGGTAGATTGGACCTTCACCGCCACCCATAGCGAAGGCGAAAGCCCACGGGAACAAACCACCGTTAACCTAACCACCGATGAAAGCGTAATATCACTTCCTAATGAGTTTGATGTGATCCGAGCCACCGCCCAGTCAGAGGCGGATAAGGTACGATCCAAAGTGGGCACCGTTTCAGCGGTTAGTGGTGGCCGGGTGATCGTGGACTTGGAGAGCAGCCCCGGAACTGTGAACGCCCGCTACGTATCCAAACTATAAAAAATGGAGTTATTAACTTTGGTACTTAAAGAGGATTATTATATAAAAGCCGGGGACCGGTGCATCAAATTCCTAGGAGAAGACGATGTAGAATACATCCTCCAACCAGGCATAGACCCCAGGGTTGGCACTCCTATCGTGGGGCATCCCGTCACTGGTGAGATAGTGACACATGGCCACGAGGTAATCCGTGAAGGAGACAAGGTAATCATAGTCCCACTTGACACGGGAGACTGGGCAGCCCTCAAACCCGCATGGAGTCAGGAGTCTGGGTGTAAGCCAATAGTGAAGTGGGTGCATGAAACCAGTTATATTATACCAGAGGGGCAACCTCATGAATATGAATATTGGTACCGGAGTTATGACATCCACTTATCTGAGCCATTTTACCGGAACGATCATGACATGAATATTAACAGCTATTTTATGAGTTATAATAATGATTGGCGGTATGGGTTTTTTGATAACCGTTGGCCTTATGGTGCGGTTACACTTGGTTTCGGGTATAGTGAAGATGATGTGAACTTGGGAACTGGGTATTATGGTCCCAGCCCGGATGTTACTTGGTACTGGGATCGGGCTCGTTCTCCGTATGATAGTATTGCAGGGGGGCCGACTATGGCTTTACACCAAGACCAAGCCTCAATTGATGGTATTCAGTATGATGATGGTGAGCACTTCTGTCACATGGATGCACTTAATGTGAATACTTGTAATGATCGATTCGCTAATGCTACTAATATTCCGGGTGATCTTCCTATTGAGTATCTTCATGTCCAGGTGCGTAGTGCGGGGTCGTTGTATTTTGGTGGTTTTACTAAGAGTTTTATGATGGCCATTGATGTTTGTCGTCAAGTGCCGAGTGATTGTGAGGTCAGGTGTTATGGTGGCCGGAATATTTACCCCCCTATCCCCCCGTATGAAATTATGGATAATCCGGAGGATTGGGAGGAGTACATAGAGGAATGGCCTTAAATCCATTTTTTTTTAATATTATGATAAGAAATTCTAAGGAGATGATCTTTTTGATGAATGAGTATTGGGATATAACACTAAAAAAGATGAAAAAACAGCAAGGAGAAGACGGAGCCGCACGAGTGCTGCTTTGTGGGGTTCAAACTGATGGAACCGTCACCCCCGTCCTTGTGGATAGTGATGGGAAGTTAATAACCACCACAGGAGCTGAATAATTATGGCAAATGCAGTTTACGGTAAAGCACGAGAAAAATTCCTTAACGGGGATATTGACTGGGCGAACGATGATATTAAGGCGGTGTTGGTGGATACCGCGGCTTATGCTGTGAGTATTGATAGTGATGAATACTTATCCAGCATACCCGCGGGTGACAGGATCGCCACCAGCGGCAACCTGGCCAGTAAAACCAGCACCCTCGGCGTGGCGGATGCGGCAGATATTACTTTTAGTACTGTGACGGGTGATGTGTCGGAGGCCATTGTCTTGTATAAGGACACCGGAGACGCAGCCACCAGTCCATTGATCGCGTATATTGACACCGCCACGGGCCTCCCGATTACTCCGAATGGTGGGGACATCACTATCACCTGGGATAGTGGTGCTAATAAGATATTCAAACTCTGAAAAAGGGGGGCTAATTTATGGCTCTTGTGGTAACACATAACAGCACCGCCGATGGGGACCCCCTCATCGACGGGGATGACTGGAACGCCAACCACACCCTCACCGGGGGTGGCACCTTCCGAATACCCAAACATATTGAAACCAAAACATTATCATCCGACTCTACAACTACCTTTTCAGATTTGGATGGGGATAGTGATTTAGAATATTTCTTAGTTGCAGATGTTAGTTTAACACGACAAAACAAGACATATAGTAACCTCCAAATTAAACCCAATAATCAAACAACTAACCAAAATGGTACTGCTAGGGAAACAGTTGGGAGTAATGCAACTGTTACTATTGCAGATCCTTCCATTTGGATAGGTTCTACTAGTGGTAGTGAAACTGCTAGAGTAAATAGTGAAACTTATATCTATGCTAAAACTGGAGGTAATAGAAATTTCTATTCCAAATGGGTAAGAACTGGAGCATCACTTACAGCAATAACAAGTTTAGTGGGAAGATGGACAGACACCTCCACTAATATTACAAGTTTAGTTATAGCCCCAACTGATGGGGGAACTATCACCGGCAAAATCAAATTATATAAGATGGTTGACCTCGCCATATAAAGAACAAATGGAGTGACTGATGACTGATTATTTTAGTGGGGATTATTTTAGTGGGGATTATTTTGACATCCCTGCAAGCACCCCCAGCACCCAGACCATCACCCCCAGTGGTATAGGGACTGGTGAAGGCTTCGGCACGCCTAAATTAACCCTTTACATTAAACCCGGTGGCCTTGCATCGAGTGAGGCCGTTGGCACACATCAACTTAATCTCCACGTATCTGTATCTGGTGTGGAGTCGGGTGAGGCTTTCGGCTCACTCACAATCACCAACCTCACTGGTGCTCAGACCCTCACCCCCACAGGTATAGGGACTGGTGAAGGCTTCGGTACACCTAAACTCACCCTTTACATCACACCCAGTGGCATCGGGACGAGTGAAGGCACAGGGTCACCTCAGCTTAATTTCACCATCCACGCCACAGGGGTCGGATCAGCGGAGGCTTTTGGAACTGCTAAATTAAACCTCTACATCACCCCCCTAGGTGTAAGTAGTGATGAAGAGTTTGGAACACCAACCACGATTCTATACCTAAAACCCAATGGAATCCCCACTGGTGAGGGTCTTGGAACTCCACAACTTAATTTTATAATACACCCCACCGGGATAATTAGTGGTGAAAATGTTGGCACCCCGGATCTTATTTATTACCAGCTAATACAACCTACTGGTATCCCATCCGGTGAAGAGTTTGGCTTAATAATATTACGCCCTGACCAATTCATCACCATCCCTGGTATAACCTCCGGGGAGGAGTTCGGGGATGTGGTTATATGGATCAATCATGATTATGTCCATGTATCTGCTGATAACACGTATCCAGATACGGTTGTGGTTTTAACTTATCCCTCCACTGTGGCTGGGCACAGTAGGCCCCGGACCGTGGCAGTTACCAAACAATAAAGAGAATATTGGGAGGATTAATGATTATTTTATGACAACTAATAAAAGAACCCGCCCCGTATATGAAGGTAGCAGTTTCAAAAGAACTTATACTTTTTATGATGAAACTGGGGCCATCATAGACGCAGCGGACATAACATCCTTGAATTGGTTGGTGGAGATAGATGATGACCGGGAAATCGACAGTGACACCGTGGATCCTCCGACCAACCCGTATACCTTGAATGTCACCCCCACCATCAACACATTAACTGGGAGCCGTGAAGAGAAAAGGAAGATAGTCCTGGAGTGGACTTTTAATAACGGGGATGGCGGGGATGTGGATGTGTATTATTACACCTTGAAACCAGTATAAGGAGTGAAAAAGTATTATGCGTTTTAATGCAGCAAGTTTAAGAGACGGGGAGCAAAGGGTCCAAAACTTCATCCGGAGTAATGGCCGTCTCCCTAATTATTTAACGTTAAGGGACATGGACCGGCAAACGAATGAGAAGATACCTCTTCGGCAGTATTGTGGACTCTATTTTTCGGATTACCAGTTTTGGTTGAAACAGGGCCGGCACCCTAATTATGTGACATTGAACCTTGAGAAGGGTGAACCCATCATACAGAACTTCCAGGATAACAGTGTTAATTGTTGCCCCGCCAGCCTATCAATGATTAGTACTAAACTATTCCGACCCAAAACTGAGAATGAATGTGCATCAGCACTCGGCACCACCAAGACTGGGACCAACCCCACAAACCTCGTATCGAATGCCCCGCGGTTAGGATTCACCGCCACCGCTATGGCACGGACACCAAAGAACGTATCAAAAGCCCTCGCAGAATATAAAGGCGTGATGGTACACTACCAAACCGGGGCAGCTAAGAGTTGCGACGGGTTCCTCAACGATTACGGCCACTATGCGGTTATTAAATCCGTGAGCAATGGTCGTTATTATATAATGGATCCCACAAAAGGGAGCTTCTCATGTCCCACAGCAATCATGGACCAAGCCACCAACGGTAGAACTTTATATTACTACAAAATAGGATTAAAATAAGTTAATTGTCACTCCTCACGACTGACCCCCCTACACCCTTTATTGGTGTGGGGGACTTTTTTTTTCGTAAAAAATTTTACACTTGAAGTGGGTGTCTTCATAAAATTAGTTCCATCCATTTTGGTAGTAAATATGGTGTGGAGTCTACCCTAAACCGGGGTAAAACCCCACACTAATCACTCCCCCCATAGGAGATTGAATACACGATTCAGGATATTGGTACTTACTCTTCAAGGATGTGTTTATCTTCATTTATACCCTTTGTAAGGTATGTTTCTATGAGGTGTTGAAGGGTTACCCTCTTCTTGAGAGCGATCATTTTTAGTAAGTCCCTAGTTTCTTCTGGTACACGTGCCCCTACCTGGACGACTGGGTAGTTTTTTAGTTGGATCTTTTCCATGACTGATGTTGTTGTTGGTGTCAAGCAATCTTCACCTCCGTTAAGTTTATATGTGCCTCCACCTCAATATACTATTATGTTCCCGAGTTATATTTATAATTTACCTTTTTGTTAACAAAATAACAAATTATATATATAAAGAGTTACAAAGTTAAGTATGGCAACGGGGGAGACTTTATAGAACTCCATTCATTTCTTCGGAGATGTCAGCCACACCCCCCCCTTGCCACACCTCCTACACCATTCGTGTGGGAGAATGTGGAGGTGAAAAATATGACGGAGTGTAAATGGATTGAAGAAAAAGAATTCAAACGAGTTTTAAGGGAACACGACAGATTAGCGAATCAGAAGTTCAGGATCCACAGGACCTGCCCAATCAAAAGGGGTGTGAAAAGATGAACCTGAAAATTCATGACTTCAAACTCCAAATCGGAGTAGACAATGAATGGAGTGAGGGACTGGATCGATACCAGAAACAAGCAGTCATCCAACTACTCAAACGAGAAGGCTTTGAATATCACTGCACATCCTTTGAGTATGACCCTGACATAGAATATTTCATTTTCCAAAAAAGGGTGTTTAACCGGAATGATGAAATCTCCCCTGATAAATTACCAAGCCCCAACCAAGTCTTAAAACACTTAGAGGCATGGATAATTGTGATTAAAAACCAGATCATAGGGCCGGAAAATATAGGGGATATAGCTCCGGGGTTGAGTAGTATGGTAGACGAAGCCATCGGAGGGGATTAAAGATGAAGCTCTTTCTCAGGAGGCTTTACACCCTCTTCTATATCCGGTTCTTCTGGACGCCAGGGGTGAAAAAATGAACCCTGTTAAGTACCGGCAACTCACAGTCATCGCCGACACCGCCAGCCACTACCAAGAATACTACATCGACGTGGCGGATTACTACGAGGAAAAATACCTCCAAAGCGTGCACCTGGAAACACTACGGAGAGATTGGAATGGTACCTGAAAGTTGGGAACGGCACATATCACAAGTGGAAAGTGACGAGTTCGGAGAATACCTTGTCAGGGAATTAACTATTTACTGCCCTTATTGTGCCACACAACTCGCACACGATGGCATCTGGGAACTAACCGATTACAATGTGGAAATGCCCCCCCGCCTGAACACCCTCCGAGCCTACTGGGTATGCGGCAACTGCCTACGAAGTTTCCGAACCGAACACACCCTAAATGCTGATGGCTACCTAAAAGAAGAGGAGGGAATGGTATGACTCCTGATTTATTATACTGGCTCATCATCGCAGTCATGGCCTTATTATTCGGAGTAGAACTGGGCCGCTACATCAACCGACGGAGAGGGGGTGGTGACTGATGACTCGCAGATTAAACAGAACACCACAAAGGACCGGGACCTGGATGATACTACTCAGCCCCGAATTCCTTCGACTAATAATTTACCTCAGTGTAATGCTCGGGGCAGTGGTAATCCTCGCACTCAGCATGACCCTACCACTACCATCAATCCAAGGGGGCATCTAAATATGGCTTACAATGGAATAGGCCACGAATGGAAACCAGAAGAAATCCAACTACTCAAAAGATTATACGTTGAAACCCCCGTACCACTAAAAACAATAGCCAAAGAACTAGGCCTGGGAGCAGGCCAAGTAAGAAGCAAAGTCGAAGCGCTCCACTTGAAAAGACCATTCAGCAAAGTGATAAACAGAGGAACACAAAGAAGACAAAAACTAAACATCAACCAATGGCACCCTGGAGTCAAAGGAGTCCGCAAAGGAAGGAAAATCAAATTCAACATGGATGACTTTTTCATGTTAGGTAACGAAGAGTTCAGGAACAAATATCACCTCCGCCGAGCTGAATACAATGAATTAATCAAACAAGTATACCACGGCAATTGGAGGGTCCTATGAAATCGGATTTTGTCAGACGCCCCGGCCACGGTGGCAAACCAGGTTCACGTTCACGTGGGTCCCCTGCATCACTACCATGTGAAAAAAAAGAAACGGATGCAGGGGAATTTTCCCCCAAGGACTGGCCGAACAAGTACAAACCAGAACCCGAAATAGTCATGAAATGCACCGAATGCGGTAGAACCACCAATATGTATTACAGCTTCTATGGAGAACGGTTTGAACATCAGCTTGAATGCAGCATATGCGGAGCAGCACAAGGACCACTGGAGGAAACATAGTATGGTGCATACACATAGTCACAATGGGGTCACGGGTACCAGGGTAGATTATTGGAAAATGGATTATATTCCTTCTTTTTCTATTCTATCTATCTATCTATCTATCTATCTATATCTATCTATCTATCTAGTAGTAGTAGTGTCTAGAGAAAAGTTACTTTTTAGTTACGAAAGTCTGAGAAAAGTTACGAAAAAGTTACTAAACTCTAGACACTATGGGGGTGGGAGATGAACCCCCAAAATACTGATTTTACTCAGGAAACCACCAGGGTCGGGGTGGATGTTAATAAAACCATTTGGCAGGACTTCCGGAGAATGGTTAAAAACACCAAAGGGAAAGTAAACGGCCTCCTATCTTATGAAGTCAACCAGGCCTTGGACACTTACCTTAAAATCATAGATGGGGAGTTGATCCTGCAAGACCCCCATACCCTTGAGGAGGTTTGTGACTATGTGCCTCAAGAGTGTTCACAGGAGGATTATGTTGGTACTTTTAAGGAGCGGTACCGGGGTGTTGATAGTATTCATGCTCGGCAGTTAAGGAAGTTTGTGGTGGATGTTTATGGTTATACGAGCCGGTTGAAGTATTATGATATCCGGGATCAGTTGTTGGCGGCGGGGGTGTTGTACCCGGAGGATAAGCGTAAGCAGGTTTTCAGTATTCATGATGATGCGTTGGATTTTGATGCTGAGGAGGAAACTAAGAAGGTTATAGGGGAGGCCAAATGATGCAGGAGTTTGTGTATTTTATTAGTGATGGGGAGTATGTGAAGATTGGTAAAAGTACTAAGCCAAATACTCGGTTGAGTAATTTGCAAGTGGGTAATCCACGGAAGTTGTCTATATTGTATTGTTTAGAAGTTGATGATTCTACTGAGAAGGAGCTTTGTCAGGATCCGGAAAAGTTTTTTCAAGAAATGTTTGTTGATTTTAAAGTATCTGGGGAATGGTATCGCCTTGATGATGTTCTTAAATTCATTTTAAAGGCTTTTTGTGTGAGCATGGTTGATGAGAATGCTCATTTGTATTTTAAGTATGGTCCGAATGATGCTAAGAAATATTTTGATTTATACCCCAAAGGGGTGGAATAATGCCGGATGTTGATGTTTTGGTGGAGGATCTTGTGGTGGAGATTCGTCGGGTTTTGGATGGTGATGTTCCGGTTCGTCCTGGTAGGGTGTTTGATTTGGATAAGTTGCTTAAATCGTGTGAGGGGTACCTGGAGGCCCAAAAATGAATTGTAAGTTTTGTGGTGAGAATGTGGAAGGGTGGCCTGTTGAGGATGTTATTAATCATACCAGGGTTTGTGAAGAGGAGTATGTTAAATTGAATTGTGCTTTTGGTTATGTTTATATGATACGTTGATGTTTATTGCCCTGGTTTTGGGGGCATTTAAAAAAGAATGGAAAATGAATGAAAAACTGGAAGGTGAAAGAAGATGGAGTTAGAACCGAAAGAAGTGAATAAACTCGTAACAAAAGCAAAGAGGATTTGGGGACAGGATAAACGAGAAATCGTCTACACCGATAAAATCGAAAGAGAGGAATCAGCATGGTTTAAGGATGATGAAAACCTGGCCATGCTGGTATTCCAACGGGATGAACTGGACACCCAAATCGTGGATTATATAGATGCTGTTTTAACTGAAAACAGGGAAGTGGTTTAGAATGGTTGACGTAACAACACTGGATGCCTATAAGGAAAAAGAGAAAACTGACATGGTTCCGTATTTGAATGTGGCACGGGCTGAGGAAGACGAGTTGGAATACGAATGGATAAAAATAGAAAGTGCGTACCTGGATGATGCGGGTGTCTTTGATGATAAAGGCAACCGTGTCGAAGGCGAAACCGTGGAGAAACTCCACCTAGACCTGGCGTATGGTGAGGGGTTGTATAAGTGGCCCTTGAACAGGACGAACCTCCGCACCCTTACCAGGGATTTTGGTAAGGAGAGTGATGATTGGGTGGGTGAGTTTGTGAAGGTTAAGGTGCATGACTGGCCCAGTGGTGCCCGTGGACTTGTGGTTATAAGCCGGGAGGAGCTGCGGAAGTTGAAGGTGGAGATACCTGAAAAGGACAAGGAGGATGTGGGGGGTGACCCCTCCCCCTCTTCTTCTTCTTTGAATGAGTTCGCATTTAATCCTGAACTCGAGGCAGGGGTGATTGTTAATGGTATCATTGAGGACTTAACAGCGGATGAACTCCGGGTGACTAAGAAGTTAATCCTGGAAGTCGCTGAGAGTCAATTAAAGGGTGCTAAGCCGGAGTTAAGGAAGGCGGTGGCACGTGATGTGACCAGTCGGAAGAGGATACCAACGGAGTGATCACCATGACCACTAAAATTAAAGTTTATCTTGAAGAGTTAGATGTTACCGTTCCAAAACGGGTTCGATTGGATGCAGATAGTCGATATGCTATGGAATATGTTATTGAGTTTTTTGAATATATGTTCTTAGGAAAAATGGATTATGACATTAATACTGCACGTGAAAGTGAAACCAATAAATATAAAAAAATTAGAGAACTTGAAAAACAGGTTGAAGAGTTAGAATCTAAATTGGGGGTTTAAAACGAGTAAGTTTGTCCTGGTTGACATCCAGCGTGGGGGTTTGTGTCGGTGGCTCACACCACGGGGTGGGGGTGTGGGTTATTATGAAGTGTCGTGGAGTCCTTACCTTGGTTGGTGTTGCCAGTGCCTTGGTTTTTATTTCAGGGGCACTTGTAGCCATGTGGACAAGTTACGGGAAGAGTTACGATTAGGAGAGTGAATGGTGTATGGATATAGAATTAATAGAACAAATGGAACGGCGACGGCAGATGTTCCGGGAAGCCCAGGAAGCGTATGACAACCAAGAGGGGTGATTGGGATGGAGATAACTTTGAGCAGTAGAAAATATCCTGGGCTTAAAGCCATAATTGATGAAGAGGACTACTCATTAATTGAAGGGCATAAATGGCACCCTATGAAATCCCCAACCAAGGGGCGGGATCTGTTCTATGCAGTTACGGACGTATATAGAGAAGGAGTGAGAACTACCCTCACAATGCACCGGTTAGTTTTAGATGCAAAAAAAGGGAGCATCATAGATCATATTAATGGGAATGGCTTGGACAATCGGAAGAGTAATTTAAGAGCTGTAACTCAAAGGGAAAACCTTCACAATCAACATTTCAAATATGCCTCTAAATATCCTGGGGTTGTTTTAAATAAATCCGATAAAAAGTGGAGGGCTTATTTAACAAACAATAAACTTGGAAAGAAACGCCATGTCCATTTAGGGGTGTTTGATACTGAGGAAGAGGCGTATCATGCTTATCTTTGGGGGGTTGGGGAAGTTGAGGCTGGTCGTGAAATACCATCGATTAGGGAGATGAAAAAGACGAGTCGGTTTAAGAATGTGAATTGGAAGAAAAACGTTGGTAAGTGGGTTGCTGAGTTAACGGTTAAGGGTAAGTATCATTATCTTGGTTGTTTTGACTCAGAGATGGATGCTCATGGGGCTGTTGTTAAATTCAGAGAACAAAATGGGAGTGATTAAACTTCCATATACCGTTATATACCGAAGAAAAAAGTGAGGAGTGATTGGTGATGAAAAATGAGAATATTAAAATTCAAGGCCCTAAATTTTGGGTGGTTAAATGTTGCGGGTCATGTGTATATATGAAACAAGATTATGAGGGGGATTGTTATTGTCATTACCCTAATAAAAAAAATTATATTACTAATCCGGAATTAGTTGAATCTTATTATATGTGTGATAACCATGAGTGTGAGGTAAACGCTGTTAGGGATAATTTGAGATTAGTGGGGCCAAGATCCCCCAATCGTATCCGGAAATAAAAAAGAATGCTGTGGGGTGATTATGTTTGGAGTGGGAGCGTTGTGAACGGTGTCCAAGTTTCCTGCCGACAAGTATGGAGCGGGTGACGGTGGATTGGGATGGTGGTTATTATTATAAATTGTTTAAGCAGTGCCCACTCTGCGGCACCGAACGAGTATACATCGAACAGGAGATAGTGATATGATGGCTAAAAAGCACGAATTGATAATAAATGTTGGGATGGAAACTTATCATTCCTGGAGGAATGGGCGATGGATTGAATTGATTAAGGAAATCGTCATCCCTGGAATGTCCACTTGTCGTTTAAGGTGGATGAAGGAGGATATTAATGAGGAAATCTTAAGGGCATGGGAGTTGTACGATGGCGTTGACGAGTGAAGAGAGGGTGACGCAGCATACGTGCAGGTTTTGCGGACAAAAAACATTAATACTCTACGGGAGCCGAGCCTCGGGGATGCTCCGATGCACCAATGAGAAGTGTATGTCGAATCGGGTGGATGGCACCGGCTTTGTACCACAATTCCAAGACGAACATGGAGAACTGATAATATGATTAAGGTTTGTGAGTCCTGTGGCGTGGAGTTTAGTGACCGTCCGGTGTTTCATACCTGCCCGGAGTGTCGGGAGAAATTCCAGAGGAAGATGGATAAAAGGATAAAGGGGTGGTTGGGTGCAAAGTGTAGTGATTGAGGAACAGATTAATTACAACCCACTGAGGGAGACGGATTGGGAGGCTTTCATTGCGAACAGGTGTCCTACTTACCAGTCGTGTGATGGTAGGCATCAGGTGGTCCGGTGTAGTGGTGCGGTGTATTGCCGGTGTGGTGTGTATATGGACAGTTTCTTATTGGAACGGTTTGTGGAGATCAAAAAAAAGGAAGAGGAGTGATTAGATGGTGAATGTTGCGGAGGAGCGGTTAAGAGCAGTGACGTGGACGATAAACCAGGTGGAGGAGTTGATAAGGTGCACAAGTGATACTCGGGTGCGACTACAATGGTTGTTTGAGTTATGGGAGCTTAGGACGGAGCGGTTGAAACTTTTAAGGGTGTTACACCCCGGGAGGTGAAGATGTATGAGTAATGAGAATGAGGAACTACGAAAATGGATCGAAGCCGACACTGAAGAGGTGAATGATATTTGTAAAAAGTATCAGTGTATCAAGGCCCCGGAGCCTGTGGTACCGCAGTATTACAGTGACCTCGTGGGGTGTATGTAAAATGAATGAGGAGTTTCTTAAACAACTCGAACGATGGCAGAGGAGCAAATCTGTTATTTATCCAGATACTTTGGAAATATGTGTACCGAAGAAATATAAGGGCAGTGAACGATGGTGCCACCACACGGTGTTAAAGTATATGAGGCGAAGAGGACTGATAAAACATGAAAATGACTGAGATAATAATGAGGATAAAAGCATACCACTACTTCAAAGAGAAGATGATAGCAGATAAACACCAAAGCACTGCTTATTGGATAACTCAGTCAAAGGGATTTGATAAGCACCAATTTAATTATGGGACTTTGTATATGGAGGTTGCTAAGTGGGCAGGGTATGACTAAAACACATTATTTTTTTATTTAATTGTTTACATTGGAAGTGGACCTGGGGTCATAATTTATGACTAGTTGTTGTATATAAAAGCATCTGTGGGGATGATATTATAGAACGTATTTGTGAATGGTGCGGGCACCCGTACTACCCGAAACACGGAAACCAGAAATACTGTGGAGATGATTGTGTTAAATACGCTGCCCAGGAGAGTAGCAGGATAAGTAGCCAGAAGTACCGGCAACGATGGGGTCATGAAGAGAAGAAGGGCACGGGTTTGCTCGGGGTTAAGCCGAAGGATGATTTTTTTAATGAATGGCTGAGTATTCAGCATGAAAAACGGAGGCTGGGTTTATGTTGATTTTACCCGTCACGGTGATAAGTAAGAAGGGGTTATTTGATGATCACAAATACTGATTTTGTCCAACTGCCAAGTGGAGTTGGTGATTCAACCCCTTCTCCATCGATGGATAATTTTATTAATAATAGTGATAAGCGGTGCCCGGAGTGTGGGGACACGGCTTTTGATCATGATGACATCCGTGCCGAAATATCCTGTATGAATTGTGGATTAGTCCTATCCGGCCCGCCGGCTTGGGTTGCTGGACGACTTAAGATACAGTACCCGTGGAAGTACACTTTTGAGGCGGAGATACGTGACCAGCATGGACGACTGGGTGTACTCTACCAGGAGTAATTACCGTGTCTAAGTCTGGTTATCGTTTGAAGGGCAATCAGAAGGTGTACATCCTCCCTATATCTGATTTGCATATTGGGTCGCCGGAGTTTAATGAGGATTATTTTAATTATTGCCTGGATAAGATTGATGAGATTAAAAGTCCGAAGAGGATTTATATATTAGGGGATTTACTGGAGGCGGCGACTAAGACCCTCGCTAATTCATCCTATCAGACTACGATGACCTTGGATGAGCAAGTCGAAACCGCTATAAGTTATCTGAAGCCGTACCGGAATGATATTATATTTACTTGTATTGGTAACCACGAAGCCCGATTAATCAAGGAATTTGACTATAACATTTTAAGGGATGTTGCTCGTGCCCTTAAATCGCCGGTGGGTTACCAGAATATTGACAGTTTTAATATTAATGGTGAGCCGTTCACAGTGTACACGGCCCACGGCAAGGGTTCGAGTGCTCACTTTTACACCGCCCAGAGTAAGATACTCCGTGATACCAGTCATATATCTGCGGATATGTTCCTGCACGGCCATAATCACAGGTGTGGTTACTTCTCGATGCCGGTCCTCACGGAGGGGGGTGTGGGGCGTAGGCATTATGCCTTCACTGGTGCCTTCCTATCCTATGGGGGTTATGCTGATAGTATGCAGTTGCCTATATTGCCGGAGGCGTTTATTCAACTTAGTATTAATAAGGAGCGTCGGGTAAGGAATAATCCTTTTTATATTGATGAGGTTCGTCCTGATCTACTGGAGTTATAAGTTTTATGTCTTTTAAGATCCCGGAGAAGATTCGTGTTGGTGGCATCACCTACACCGTCGAATATAGTGACCAACTTATCCGGGAAAGCCGGGTGGGTGAGATTGACTACCACGACGCAGTGATCCGGATCTGTAAAAGTACCGCCCCGGATGTGCAGAGTTGGACGTTTTTTCATGAATTGGTACATTCAATGCTGATGACCCTTGGATATAAAGGGGAGGACGAGATTGTACTTGATGAGCGTTTTGTGGATAGTTTTGCTTCGGTGTTGGGTTGTGTGGTGGAGGAGTTGGTGCGTTGAAGGCGTATAAACTTTCTTGTCCGGTTTGCTTTTATACGATAACTGTTATTACTCGTCATGGTCGGTTCAGTCCTAAGGAACCAGAGTTGGAGTTGTGTCCGGCGTGTAACCGCCACATCGTGCCTATTGTGGAGAAACAGGATTATCCGGATAGTCTTGATTATAACATGTTTAAGAAGATGTGATGCCCCTATGTCGTGTAGTATTTCTTTCCATGAACTTAGTTGGGGTTTGTTTGAGTCGATGGTGGAGCAGTTTATCGCAAGGACACATCCGGATAAGTACCCGGGTGATGAGGCCGTTACTAATTTGTTGTGTTTGATTTGTATCGAGCAGGAGATACCACTACGTTTTTATCAGGAGGATGATGGGGTGTTGGTGGAGTTCCTTGACCCCGTGGCTGATATTGATTGGGTGCTTTTGTACGATCATTTTACCACAGAATATACAGATATTTTACTCCCGGAGCCTAAACCAGACGTTAAAGAGGAGTTTTATCAAGTCGTAGAGGATAATCTACAATGAGTCCGGATGTCTTGGAGCATTATACGCAGGGGATGCATTATCGGCCTCGGTGTGTTTGGTGGTGGGATCGGTACCGGGATCGGCGTTGTAGTACTCGGGGGATGTTTATGTATTATTCTTATTTGTTAGTATCTAATTAGATTGGGAGGGTTTTGATGTAATTGTTTGCCCCTTTACAGCTTGGGGCTTTATTTAAATAAATGTTGTAGTGGCACAAACTTATCGAACAAAATGATCGAGAATTGAGCGTTAAATGTTATTTATGATCGATAAGGATGTGATCATATTAAGCGAAATACGATTATCGGCATACTATTATGCCTTATTCTACTTTTGGGTTTGGGGTTGGCCTACCAGTCGGACCGAGTAAGTGAACTGGAAAAACAAACCCCCGTAATAAAACAAGATAATAGCACCACACCAATGGTGCAAGCACGTACCTACTATAAGAAAACCCGATACATTAAGCGTTACCGGTACGTTAAACGATACCGCAACGGCAGAGTCCGGTATGTTCGGGCAGCCTACTACATCCGAGTAACCGTCAAGGTTTACTATAAAACCAGTGGTAAGGGTGTGGGTGATTGCTGGACTAATAGTGAAATACTCTACCAGAAACTAAAGAGCCAAGGTTACAGGGTCCGGATCATCCAATACCCTACATCGTATAGTAGCCGGCACCGGAGCGTCCAATATTACAGTAATGGCCGATGGTGTAACTACAATTACAAGGCGAATGGTTACGCGTGGCGGTACT